ATGAACACACAACACTTCTCAACTGGTGCAGTCAGAGATGAGCAAGGCGACAAACTACGCTATGACCTCATCTATCAAGGGTTCTTGCGTGATGTGGCGGAGATTTTAAGGGCTGGAGCTAATAAGTACGGTCCGAATAACTGGCAAAAGGGATTTCCAAAGTATCGGATTATTGGCTCACTCTTACGTCATGTCTATGCCTACATCAACAACGAGCGAGGCGAGGATCACCTAGCCCAAGCAGCGTGTAATCTGATGATGTTGTCGTTTATGGAGCATCAAGTGAGAGCCGGAAATAAAGAGATGGAGAGTATTTTTTACCAGGGGGAAGTGAAGTGACCACTAAAGCAACCTTTACCGCTACACCAATCGCTGTCATTCCCGATGGATGGGAGAAGGATTGGACCGTGGTGCTAAGAGTACCGGCTCAAGAGTGGGAGAAGATGAAGTGGCTACAGGACAAGAAACAAGTAGTTGTGGAGGCACGAGATGAAGATTGAGTTTATAGCCGACCGCGTGATGATTCGAGAGCGTGAGTCAGACAATAGCTACAAGGTGCAGTTTAGTACAGGTGAGTATGCCCAAAGGGAAATGGCGAAGTTGTTACTGTTACCCAAAGATGTAGAAATTAAAGTGACTGTTGAGGTGCAAAGTGAGTGATAGAAATCCCACAAATCCCGATTTATTGCCTGATGTCTATAAACAAGTTGAGCTTAGCTCGATGATTGAGCTTATTGGCGCTGGTGTTTGGAGATCAACAAATCTAGCTAAGGCACTTCATATTGATTTAAGCACGATAGCAGAATGGAAGAAGCGACCAGAAGTACAAGATGCGCACAGAAGAGCAATACTAAAATTTGCCAAAAGAAGAACAGATGTAGAAAAGATATTAAGTGAACTAGACTTTGAAACACCAACAGAGCCACAAGGACTAACACAGATTAACAATTATGTGGGTTTAACCGATGACCAACTCGATGCCGTTATCGCTGCCAAGGTCGGACAAATTGGAGCTGTTGAAATTGCTCCAGGAGAGGGAGATGCGCCGGAAGGCAAATCCTCTTAAATACGTTAAGCAGCACAATAAACAGAAACAAGCGTCAACAACTCCAGAAGCAATCAGGGCATTATTCTGGGGAAATCGCGTGGGCAAGACCGAGTGGGGGGCGCAGGAAGTGGCTAAGTATGTACTAGGAGAACATCCACTGAGAGTTATGAACTTGCCTGTAGAGGTGTGGTGTGCGTGTCCATCTTATGACCAACAAAAAGAAACAACACAACAGAAGCTCAAATCATATTTACCAGAAAACGAAATCAAAGACATAACGTATATCAAGAAAAACACCTGGGGAGAGATTATTCTCAAGAATGGTTCGCGCATTAACTTTAAGTCTTATGAGCAGGGCAGAGAGAAATTTCAGGGAGTGGGAAAGCGACTGATATGGTTTGATGAAGAACCACCAAGAGATATTTGGGAAGAGTGTTTTGTCCGCGTTGAAGCAGGTATTCCACTAGACGTTATTTTAACCATGACTCCGATTAAGGGTATGACGTGGGTATATGACGAAATCTACCTAGATACAGCAAATCCAGATCTATTTATCAGTGAAGCAGGATGGGATGACAATCCCTGGCTCACAGAATCTCAAAAACAACAGATGGCGCGCGGATTAACCCCAGAAGCTATTAAGGTTAGGCGAGAGGGAAAGTTTGTAAAACGTGTTGGCTTGGTGTGCGCTTGGTGGGATAGAGGAACACACATACGACACTATGACCGACTTGATCCATCTTGGAGTTGGTATGAGGTGTTGGATGGTGGCTTTTCAGATCCAGCAGCATGGTTGCTTATTGGTATAGATAACGACAACAGTGTCCACGTTGTCAAGGGATGGAGAGAAAAATTACTCACTACTCAAGCAATCAAAGACAAGCGTGATGCATTTGTTGGTGGTGTGACGATTACGTCGGGGTGGATTGATTCAGATGACCCAAGGCTTAACCAGGAGCTTGGTATCTTGGGGATGGCCTTGCAGCCAGTCATTAAAGTACCAGGTGAATCAAAATCCTGGGATGAAACAATGGCGAACAAACTTGCCGAGTATGGACAAGTGCTGCCAGGCACAGGAAAACCACGCTTATATATTTCTGACAGTCTGGTTCGATATGACAATGATAAAGGTTTAGAGATCAATTGGCTTGTGCAGGAGATTGAGAACTTGGTGTGGTTAGAAAAGACCAGTAAGGAGGGGAATCAAATACAACCAAAATGGGATGCGCACAGAAAGTTTGGACATCATTTTGATGGATTGTATGCGCTTGCTTATTTCTTAGTGAGTTATCAAAAGCCAGTTACAGAATCACAAATTAGATCACTGCCCCAATTCCAAGAGGTGGTGGATGGAGATTTAGGGTTATGACAAGGAACTATAAGAAGACACTCAAGAGGTTATCTGATCTAATAATGCGAGAGGGAGTTAAGGATGATGCTGATTGCCGCAGCTTACTGCAACTCATTCGCGCCATTGCTTCGACCTACACAAGTGATGATCCAAGGGTATATCAATGGTCTATTAACAAAATGGAGGAGCTAGGGATATGAAGCAAAACAATGAACAGATGCGCTCGCTTATGGAAGCCACTATGCCCGAACTACTACTACTCAAAGATTTAATGGAAGCGAATGACATTGACACAACCGACGTGATGCGAACACTCTATCTCGTAGCCAATATCAAGAAGCTGACACAGTGGGGACGGGTGATCATCACACTCAAGAATGGCAACATAACCCACGTGGCACAAGAGCAACAGTTTCTAAGTGATAAAGAGTTGTCTCGCATTAAGTGATATAATTGCCATAGGCTTAAAGACTAACGCCGCTTTCCTTGTAAGGAGCGGCTTTTTTTGTGGAGTAAACCCTATGACTGACCTGAAGAAGCTGGTTAAAGAGTATCAGGAGGCTGATGCACTACTCACCTCTCGCATAACTGATGCGCGGTATGGATTTGACAACTACGACAAGATCTATCAAACGTATTTAGACCCGGCTAAATGGCCGTATGCGGTCAAACTCGCCACCCCAAGAGGCTTCACAGCTATCTATAACAAAACTACTCGCGTTATTGGTGGCAAGTTTACGGGCAGAATTGAGCCGATGGAGCAATCAGATGAAGACGGCGCAAAGATTGCTAGCGAACACTTCAGATTCAGTGTGGAGCGATTCAATCAATACTGTGATCAATCACTGGAAGCAAAAATGGCGATCTTGGATACTAACGCGCGATTGTATGGAGCAGGATTCTTACGCACCTACTGGAAGACTGAGTATAAGACCATTAAAGTTAAGGGCAAAAAGAAACGCATTGAAGTCTACAACAACTGGTGGGTAGATGTGTTGAATAACCGAGACATCATGACGCAACCAGGTAGAGAGAACTTCAATGAGTCAGACTACGTGATTCACAGGCGCTACATGACCCCGGAAGAACTTGAGCGCGTGCAGGAGGATGGAGCAAATTATAATCCAAGCGCGCTAGCAGAGATTAAAGAAGCCGGAAGTGGATCAGGTAAAGACGCAAACTATATTCCCTTCATTAAGCTTATCAAGGGTCATGATTACACTGACGAGCGCATTGAGGTGTGTACCACCTATTACAAGAACAAGTTTGTGACCTGGTGTCCTAAACGTGGTGCTAAGGGCAAGATGGATGGATTGATCTTGCGTGAGATGGAAAACCCTTATCGTCATCAAACCTTCCCCATCGTGCCATTGGTCTACATTCCATCACAAGAAGACATTTATGGCATGAGCGAGCTGCAACCAGTGACGGCACTACTCAAGATCTTGTCAGCGCTACAATCACAATTCATTGAACTCGTTAACAAAAACCTCTACCCACCAACACTCGTGTCAACTACCGAGTCACGCATTGATACCTTCAAGTACCGACCTAAAGCCTTCTGGCTCGTGAATAACCCCGCGGCAGTATCAGTGCTTGATACCAAAGCCTCACAATCTCTGGGAGAGTTTAGCCAGGTCTATCAAATGATTGTGACTGAGTTTATGGAAGCCATGGGTGAAACGGGTACTGGAGTCTCACAGGTTGACATCATGGGTGAAGATAAGACTGCTACCGAAGTACGCGACCGGGCATTCTTGCGCGGATCACGTGATAACTTCAACAAGATGATGCTTGGAAACACTCTAAAGAAACTTATGTATCAACTGTTTGAAATGCTGAGAGATTCTAAATTCACCTCAAGTGACGAAGTAATACGGATCGTTGGCAAGGAAGCACTCGAATACTTTGACAAGCAAGGCTACTCATCTTGGGGTATTAACGATGAGGGCTACCAGGTTGTCATGGATGTAGCTAGTGAGTTGGAGAAGAACAAGGTCTTTTCTGATACCGTCAAAGAGCAAGGCGAATCACTCTATGACATGGCCTATCAGATGCTCATGCAACAGGGTGCGCTTGATGCGTTTGCAGAACCACTCTCCACCGTAATGACTGCCAAGGGAGTTGTCGAGAAACTTCAATTAGATGAAGACCATAACTCCGGGTATTTACACGTTAACCCTGACCTGGATTATTTAGGCGAGTTTAACTTCATTCCTGATGTTGAGGCACTGACTACCCCATCACCTGAGCGAGAGTACCAAGCCAGAGCCGGATGGTATCAACAGGCTAAAGAGACTGAGGGAACGGGTGCGCTGCAACAAGAGGGTTATAGACTCAAGCACAAAGACATTCTCACTAAGATGGGCGAACTATTGAAAATGAAGGACGCTGAGCAATATTTTGAAAAGATGGAGGAAAATGAACTTATCCAGCCAGGAGCAGGAAATCAAGCGAGTGGGCCAGGAGGCGAAGTCATTCCTGGGCAGCAGTCTATACAAGGCGATCCAGCAGCATCTATCCAACAAGCTGGAGCAGGAGTACCCCAAGCCTAACACTAAAGGATGGGAAGAAAAGTACCGCTATGCTCATGCCTATGAGCAAGTTGCCGCAGAGATTGTCCAGTTTGTGAGTGGTTTATCCTCACAACACGATATGTTAGTTGAAAAAGAAAAAGATGAAACCGACCTCGACAAAGCCTAAGAAGAGCGTTGAGTGGGATGAGCGAATCATACCCACTAATCCCCCGCGCACCTGTGACCACCGTTTTCAGTTTGTTGAGGGTGGTGAGTGCAAGTGTAGGAAGTGTGGATTAGGGCTTATGGGTGTCATTGACATTATCAACGGCAGGCCTGTATAATTCGGTACAAATAGTACAGCCATCAAAAGATTTGAGGGCGACTGTTAGTAAATCTATCAAGGTTTATTGACAGCCGCCTTTTTTAGTGGCCGC